CTATTATGAGTGAATTTTTAGATGCATTAGATCAACTATTAAAAAGAGCACGGACTGCCCTTGGTAAAGAAGACGCCGCTAAATTAACTACCAAGGAAAGAAAAAAGTTAAAGAAATCAACCTTTTGCGGTCCTGGAAAAAGTTTTCCAGTTAATGATTGTGCCCATTTTTCTTATTAAGGTATGGTGGGCACGTTAATAAACCTGGCTCATATCAGGGAACCCCTACCAATTAAGTTGAGGGCAATCCTGAGGGAAGTCGTAATTGACCCCGCAGAGACTGAGACGAAAGTCGAGATACACAACGAGTGTATAATACGCCGGGAAGTTTGAGGATTGTATGAACAAAGAATGTCCAATATGTAAAAATTACTTTATAAGTAAACGTAAACAAACTACTTGTAGTAAAAACTGCGCCTCCCAATGGCGAAGTATTACTATGAAGGGTTTAAAACATAAGTCTTTTAATAAAGAAGAAATTATATGCCCCATTTGTAGTAATTTATTTACCCCAAAACGTAGAGAGATACGAACATGCTCCACGGAATGCGGGCATAGACTACAAGGACGCCAAATTTCTAGTACAAGTAATTATAAATATAACGTAAATATACCTATACATACTTGTGCTCAGTGTGGTAAAGACTTTAGACTTGATTCTATAAGTACAGCATTACGTGAAGGGCGGGGGCAGTTTTGTTCTAAACTCTGCCACAACAAAAGTATGCTAAAAGAAAAGACACTGTTTACTTGTAAAGGTTGTGGAATTATTTTTGCTAGGGGGCCTTCAAGAGCTAAACGAGATCCTAATTACTACTGCTCAAAAAGATGTTACCTGCGGTACGGGGTTAGGGGCTCATACAAAATAAAAGATATGGTACTGTGGCTTAAAGATATAGGAATTAGTATAGAACTGGAAAAAACTTTTGATTGGCTAAGAAACCCAGAAACCAGACATAATCTATTTCTTGATATCTTTTTGCCCGACCACTCCATAGCATTAGAGTATGACGGAAAGCAGCATTTTTACCCATGTTTGGGTTATGATACTCAAAAAGATGTTGAGCGCCGACAGACACTTGACACTATAAAAAACAAATTATGTGCAAGTAATGGAGTAACTATGATAAGGTTTAGATATGACGAGAACCTAAGTCAAGAATATTTTTTAGATAAACTCAAACTTGTGGTATAGTCCGATCCTTCCAGTAATGGGAGTAAACAGTCTGTATACCGCAGCATTAAGATTATTAAACAGAAGCAAATTTTCTGATAGCACAAAGAAGAATATTCATGCGTGTATAACCAGAAGAGGTAAAACAATGGGATGCATTAAGAAAGAAAAATCAGATATTGGCTTGACTGAAGCGGAAATAAATGATATAATCAGTTTAGAGATTTTTAATGAGACACGGGCTTTGGTAGAACAGTCCATTAAAACCCCTGGGTTGGAATTAGTACTCGCTAAGAAATGTGTTTAACTAAAATTGAGGATTTAACTGAATGGATTTAATCACCTTATATTATATGGCAGCAGAATGTACTGCTTGTTCACTACACGAAGGACGTCTGCTTCCCGTTTTTGATAAAGGGAATCCTACTGCTAAACTTCTTATATGTGGTATGGTGCCAGCAGACGAAGAGAACAAAGTCGGTATACCTTTTGTTGGTAGAGCCGGTAAACTACTTGATGTAATTTTAGCTAGAACATCTTTAACTTATGAAGATGTATACATCACTAATTTAGTTAAATGTTACTTAGCTGCTGGCCAACCGCTCCAAAAAGATTGGATAGACGCCTGTTTACCCTATATAATAACACAGGTAAATTTAATTAAACCAAAAGTAATATTATTGTTAGGTAAAGACGCTGCCGGAGCTATGTTAAATTTGGATGCGAAGCAAACACTAAGTGCAATGCAGGGACGCTTGTATGAATATGCTAAGGACATTTATGCTATACCTACATATCATCCGTCCTATCTGCTAAGGACAGGAGGGGAAAAAAGTCCTAAATTTAAGGATGTACTTAAACATTTTGAGTATGCAAAAGAATTAATTTCTAAAACAACTTAGTTGTATGAGGTGGACATATGCTACTTGATTTACTTTGTATAGTTTTTGTATTATTTACTATCTATATTGTTATAGGTGTGGGTTTTGGTTTAGCTACTACTTGGTTTGCTGGTGAACGTATTACTTTAAAAGAGCTGCTTAAATTTTCTTTCCTATGGATAAAATTTTTTATTAGAAAAGGGTAATAAAGAAATTAATAAAAAACCCTAAAATCAATTTACGCTGTGTTAGTCAAGTGGTTTAAGACACCGACCTTTCTAGTCGGCATTCGCAGGTTCGACTCCTGTACACAGCGCAAACGGTAGTAGTGCAGATTACACTTACTTCATTCTGACCATTAATCAGAACTCAAAAACAGTTTAATCACTTTTCTCTGCCGTTTTTTTTATTAAGCATTTGTTAGGAGGAAACTATGAATAAAGATGCGCTGGGTGACAGGATGAAATTGTTAGAGCGTTATGAGTCAGGCAGACAATTTACTCCTTTACTACCTATATGTGTAAGATTGGATGGTAAATGTTTTAGTACACTTACAAAAGGCCTTAAAAGGCCTTATGATGAACGTTTAAGTCATTTAATGATAAATGTCACTGGGGCGTTAGTTTCAATGTCAAACGCAATAATAGGTTACACCCAAAGTGATGAAATAAGCCTTATTTTATATAGCGATAGTTATAATAAACAAGTTTATTTTGATGGAAAAATACAGAAGATTGTTTCTGTATTGGCTTCAGCGGCATCAGTTATGTTTTCTTCTTATCTTAAAGAAGTTATTCCTGAAAAAGGTGAAGATGCTGGTCTATTTGATTGTCGTGCTTGGGTGGTTCCTACTAAAATGGAGGCAGTCAACACACTTGTATGGCGTGAATTAGATGCAATTAAAAACAGTGTCTCTATGGCAGCAAGATTCCATTATGCACACAAAGAACTGCACTCTAAAAATAGGGAAGAGATGTTAGACATGCTTATGAGAAAAGGTGTAAATTGGAACGATTACCCTACACACTTTAAACGTGGTACTTATGTTAAAAGACAGCTGATTAAAAAGGCTACAAGGTTAAATGATATATTTGTAAATCGCCACATTGTAGCTGAATATCTTATTCCCCCATTATCAAAACTTTCTAATAAAGAAGAAGTTATTTTTGAAGGGGCAGCACCAGCTACATTAGAAGTAGTATAATTTTGAAAGCGGGGTTAATTATGGAAGTTTATAGAACAAAAGATAACCAGGTGGCTAAATATATACACAACGATGGTTCGGAGACTGCCATAAAAACTGTAAGTTCTTGTAATAATACAGTAGGTGTAACTACGACAGCTAGAAATAAATACTCCGTGTTTGTTTCTGTATCAGCAGGGTGTGCAATGCGTTGTGCTTTTTGTTATCTGACAGTGAAAAAGTGTGGTTATACAAAATTATCCGCTAAACAAATAGAGCAGAATGTTAAAGATGCAATAGCAGCAGAAGTAGCACACAAACCTGAGCTTAAAGACAAATACATAAAATTTTCATGGATGGGTATGGGTGATGCATTACCATACGGGGATATTGTATATCAAGTTTCTATAAATGTACTTAATTGGGTTTTTGCTAACGGTTATGCAAAAGGCTTGGATGGGGTGGATTTATCCACTGTATACCCTAATGTAAAAAATATTTATTTTAATAAATTTATAGAATTAAATACAGCCTTAGAATTATATGATATTAATCCAGAACATATTGATGGTAGAAGTCCTTTTAGACTATTTTACTCATTACATTCTGCTTTTCAAAAAACACGCAGTGGTTTAATTCCAGGTACTCTACCTATAATAGAAGCTGTATCTGCTTTAAATATTCTTTCTGCGTTAGAAGGCATTGATGTATTATACCATCAAGTTTTTTTACAGTCATGCAATGACTCCTTGGAAGAGATTAAGGAACTTATTTCTTTTATGGATAGTCCAAGTAATTACAACAAAGAATTACGCATCTTACGTTTTAATACTTGTGATGGATCTGCTTTTAAAGAAACAACAAATTTTAATACAATAGTAAAAACACTTTCAGATAATATCAGTAAATTAAAATATCAAGTATCCACCGGATCGGAAGTAAAGGCTGCATGCGGACAATTTTTACTTAAAAAGTTTAAAAGTAATTGACAATCTTTATTTAATGTCTTATACTTTACTTAATTACAGTTAAGTATTTTATACCTACGCATAGCAAGCTAACCATTGTTGTGTGTAGGCCTAACACAAACAGTGATTAAATCACTACAAAACGATGGAGGAATGTATGAATAAATTGTTAAGTATTATAACAATCTTACTCTGTTTTAGTTTTATGGTAGCGGGTACATCTATTGCTAAGGATGATGAGCATAAACGCGATAGAGAGTCTTACAAACAAGAAAAGAAAGTTAAAGATAAAGAGTGTCCTTCGTGCGAGGAATGTAAAGATAGAGAGTGTCCTTCGTGCGAGGAATGTAAAGATCAAGTTTGTCCAGAATGTCCAGACCCGGTTTGTCCAGAATGTCCGGACACTGTTACTAAGTTTTTACCGTCACCCGGCAACGCACATGGAGTAAATCATGGCGAGAGAGTAAAGCGTGAAGGTGTTGGTGTATGCAGAGACTGTCATAATGGGAAGGACTCAGTGGTTGCATTCGACAAGTTTATCTGCGCTCAATACGATTTCGTATTTAACGGTAGAAAGGTAGCCGACGGAAATGGGGGTTTTGTTAAAGACCCTATGAGTGGTGATGAAATTGTATCTGGGGGCGGGATCGCTGTACTGCTAAAAGGGGATATTATAACATGTAAAATGTGCCACTATCCACATGCCACACCTGGTTTTAGGAAAGAAACATACCTTATACATCAGGGCTGCTTGGACTGCCATGTTACAGTGGGCTCAGGTGAGGTAAAAGATGGGGTTGACGGGGACACAGGCACCACCCCTACTCCTACCCCTACCCCTACTCCTGGTACAGGTACCGTTGACCCTACTGGTTTTATTATGACTCCGTGGCAAAACTTATGTAGTACCTGTCACAGTAGGAAAACTTGGAATAGTGGGCTTCATGATACCCATGCAAAACGTAATATTGCTTGTACTAAGTGTCATACATTAAAATAGTATTAGCATAAATTAAAATAAATAATAAGATGACCGTGGTGGTTAGACTGTGGTCATCTTATTATTTATTAAATAGGAAAAGTGGCCGAGTGGTTGAAGGCGGCGGTCTTGAAAACCGTTGAGCGAAAGTTCCGTAGGTTCGAATCCTACCTTTTCCGCAATTTTATTGACTATGGAGAGGTGACCGAGAGGCCGATGGTGCTCGCCTGCTAAGTGAGTGTAGGGTTAAAAGCTCTACCGAGGGTTCGAATCCCTCCCTCTCCGCCATATCTAATATTTTACACTGGAAATAAATTAACATTATGAAATATAAAATATTATATTATTACGTACAAGATATCCTTTAAGTTTATTAATTTAACTTAAAGGAGAATCTAAATGCACACAATTAATAAAGATGAAAGAGTTTATTTGGTTGATAGGGATAACAACTATGAGGAGTTCAAATCTTACACAGACTTTTTATTAGCTAGATACCGCAAACGCCAATGGCGTGATCCTAACAGAAAAACATTACGTGAATATTTTCGCCCAAAAAGTATTGCTAAGGAGTTATCACAAAATATTGGCAACAACTGGAATGACACTTATATTTATTTTGAGCCTATAAAGACAGGAAGTTGGATAGGTAAAGATATAAGAAGCACCGTTGATTTCCTACTTCTGGATGCTAATTTTAGAGTAATA